CGCCGGGAGAGGGACCCGCACAGGACGCCGATGTCACGGGCTGGAAAAAACTCCCGGAACGCGCGCTCGGTCTGAGAAACGAGGTCGATCCTCCCCATGAGAACCGCGATCCGGATCCCGGGCTTGGTCCCGCGCGCGCGCTCGACCAGCGCCGCTAGGATCCGCGTCTTCCCGGATCCGGTGGGCGCGACGCAGAGCGTGTGGTCCTCTCCGAAGAGTGAGGACCACATCGCCTCGAGCGCCTCGTGCTGGTAGGGGCGGAGCGAGATCATTTTTTTAGTCGGGGTAGCGCTTGTTCAGTTCCCTGGCCAGGGCCTCGGCGCAGTCGACGGCGGCCTGCGCGACGGCCTCCTCGTCAAATCCCACGCTTGTAATCAGCTTCGGCAGGACGAGCGCCGCCGCCATCGCCACCAGGTTTTTCTGATCTTCCTTGTCCATGTTTTTTCCTATCTGTAAAAAAACCCCGGCCGACACCATGCCGGCCGGGGTCCGTTCAGCTGACCTTGGCTTTGCACAAGAGGGGATAGTGTGGTCAGCCGAACGGGTTCGCGTGCGGAGGCTGTGATCCCGCCTGCGAGGTCTGTGTCTGGGCCGCCGGGACAGGTCCCCCCGCCGCCTCCGAGGGGAGCCACTGCTTCACCTCGGCCTTCTCTCCGAAGTCGTCCACCCGGGCCTTCGTCTTCACCCGGAACCGGAGCCCGACGAGCTCCTGCGAGCTCTCGAGGCGGTTGGGGTTGGACTTGCGTCCGGCCTCCATCATCGTCTTGAGCTGTCCGAGCCCGATCTGCACCGCCTGCGGGTTCGCGTTCTTGATGTTGAACTGCCCGAAGAGTTTCCTCCCGCGGTGCGTGCCGTCGGTGACCTGGTAGGTCACGGCTATGTACTGCCCGCCGGGCGTCTTCGTCAGCTTCACCTCCGCGTCCGTCACGATCACCGCGTAGGTGCCGTCCGGCAGGGTTTTCTGGCTCTCCACTCCACTCAGGTCAAGTCCCAGCGACATTTTCATTCCTCCGTTTTTTCGACATTCTGCCGATCTTTCTCATGTGCTCGCGGTCGCGGGAGAGCATCAGCCCGCCCTTCCTGCCGATCTCCGCCATGTGCTTCCTGTCCCTGGAGATCGCCTGGCCGCCGAGCGACGACCACATTCTTTTCGTCTCCGCGTCGAAAGACGCGAAGCACCGTTTGTTCGCCATGCCTCACCTCCTCAGTGAACCCTGTTCTCTTTTTTCGCAGCCTTGGCCGCGTCCTTGGCCTGGGCCGAGGCGTCGGCGACCACGGGGGCCGCGGCCTGCTCCGCCTGTTTTTCCTGCGGGGCCGGGGCTGCGGATTTATCGCGCATCTTGTTGACGACCACGCCCAGGTCCGCGGTCTCGTATCTCTCGAGCCTGCCTGACCTGTCCTTCGGGAACTCGATCCTGTCCGTTTTCTGGGTCAGCAGAACGCGCTTGTTGCGGCCGTCTGCGCCCACCTCGTCGGTCACGCCGAGATAAAAGACCTCGTCAAACAGCGCCGGCAGCTGGAGCGCGAAGCTCCCCGTGATGTCGACCGCCGACTTGGTCAGGTTGTCCGAGTCGGTCACCTTCTTCACGAGCGCCGAGAAAACGACGTTGTAGTGGGGCATGTCGCGGAACGTCTTGCAGAGCGACCGCATCCGCTTCGCCAGCTCCCCGTACTTTTTAATCGTGTCCTTGGGGGAGTTGTATTCGGGGTTGCACTCGAGCCCCTCGAGTAGGTTTTGGTTCACCTCCGTGAGCGAGTCGATGAACACCCACTTGTACTTCGCGGTCTGCTCCGGCTTCAGGAGCCACGTGTAGACCGCGCCCAAACGCGCCACGCGGTTTTCCTTCGGGACTGGTTTGCCCTCCTCGTCGGTCTGGAGGTCAATGTAGTCGACCCCGGATCCCTTGAGCGAGAGGAGCCCCGCCTCGGCCGAGACGAGCAGAACGCGCTCGCCCAGCGTGGCCTGGATCGTGCGCGCGAGCGTCGTCTTGCCGTTGCCGGCCTCGCCCGCAACGACGATCTTGATGCCCGAGGACTCCGTCTCGGACGTGTTCTGAACCTTCATGTTACCCCCTACAGGTTGTGCCCCGCGCCGGCGGCGGCACCATGCCCTTCAAAAAAATTTAGCGCGGGTGATTTTTCTCTACCGCTTGTGCCCTTAAGCGGCTTATTAACGACGGACGGCCGGCGTTGTCCACAAAAAAAAGACGGGGAGAGCGGTTTTTTTATTGACCGCATCCCCCCGTCAAGGGCACCGGGGTCGGCAAGATAGGATTGCCGGGAGGTGTGGGGGATTGTTTAACAAATACTTCGAGCGCGGTCTAGCGGTGATTCCGATCGCCAAGGGATCGAAGGCGCCCGTTTCTGACGCCGCTGGATTCAACGAGTGGGCGACGACGCGCCAGCCGGCGGAATTGATCGAGCGGTGGGACGAAACGTACAAGGGCCACGGGATCGGCGTGATCTGCGGGCCCGTGTCCAACATCTGCGTGCTCGACGTCGACACGCTCAAGCCCGACATCATCGCGTGCTTGCCGCTCTCGCCGGTCATCCGCCGCGGAAAAGAGGGGCGCCTCGGCGCTCTCTTTTTCCGGCACAACCCGGAGATCAGAAACCACAGCTTCAAGCGCGTCGTCGACGGCGTCGAGGACCGGATCGACGTGCTCGTCGAGAGAAAATACATCATCGTCCCGCCGTCGGTGCACCCGGAGACGGGGAAAAAGTACCAGTGGGTGACGCCCGACACGCTCGAGAACATGCCGGCGTCGGACCTCCCGATGCTGCTCCCGGAGCACCTCGACCGGATCGCGGAGCTGTTCGGCCAGGACCTGTCGCGCGCCGACGCCAGGCAGTGGGACCTGACCGGCCTCTACGATTCCCCCGACGGCGCGCGGTGCGCGCACGGGTCGCACGACCGCCTGCGCACGCTCGCGGGGGCGCTGATCTCCCGCAGGGCGTCCGTCCACGAGGCCGTGGTCGAGCTCGTCCGCTACGACCAGGACCACCACCTGCGCGTGGCGTACTTCCGAGACCCGAGGCGCGGGTCCGACTTCGGCGCAGACCCCTACTCCAACGCGCTCCGGTTCTACTCGTCGATCCTCAAGACCGTGAACACCAACCACCTGCGGCGCGGCGAGGAGGTCGAGATCCCGGCCGAGGCGCAGACGCTGTCGGTGGTCAAGATCGACATCGTCGTCGCGCCGACGCCGAAGCCGTTCGTCCCGATGGAGCTGCCCGAGCCGGGCGGGTTCATAAAAGACGTGCGCGACCTGATCATCGGGTTCTCCAAGCGCCGCCAGCCGGCGCTCGCCCTGGCCGGCGCGGTGGCCGTGGGCTCGGCGCTCGTCGCCAACAAGTTCAAGCTCGGCCGCAACTGGCCCAACCTCTACGTCCTGGCCCTGGCACCAACGGGGTCGGGCAAGAGCTTCCCGGTCGAGGCCGCCAAACGCCTGCTCGCGGTGGACCATGAGACGGGGCTCCTCGGATACGGCGCGCCGATGTCCGGCCAGGCTTTCCTGAAGAACCTCTCCACCAAGCGCGAGCGCCTCGACGTGGTCGACGAGTGCTCGAACCTGTTCAACATGATCTCGCGCGGCGGCGTGTTCCAGCAGGACCTGATCGACCTCATGTGCCAGCTGTACTCGGACTCGTCGTCCCTTTTCCTGGGGCCCGAGACCAAGGCCGGCGAGACCGTGCGCGTGTTCCACCCCTGCGTGTCCTCGCTCATGCTGACCAACCAGGAGGGTCTATTACTCTCGGCCACCCGGTCGTTCATCACCAAGGGCCTGTTCCCCCGCTGCCTGATCCTGGCCGACGACGAGTACGGGAGGATCAACGAGAACCCGGAGTGGGACGCCGGGCTCGCGGCCAAGATCGGGAGCACGGTGGAATCGCTCCTGCGCGTCCCCGTTGCCCAGGACGAGGCCCACAAGGACCTCCTGCACCCCAAGCCTATGCCGAGGGAGGTCGGGGCCACGGCGGGCGCCCTGGACGTTCTCAAGGCGCACGACCGGAGGGTGGACGAGGAAACGGCCGATTCTAAAACGCCCGAGATCAGGCGGCACATGCTCTCGCGCCAGTCGCAGACGGCCCACAAGCTCGCCCTGGTCCACGGCGTGCTCCGCGGCGGGTCGGTCGAGCGCGAGGACGCCCTGTGGGCGGTGGACCTGTGCGAGGCGGCGCTCCACAACGCCATGCCGGTGGTCGAGAAGATCTCGGCCCAGACGCCGATGGAGGCCGCGGTGGTGGGGATCCTCGAGCTCGTCCGGCGCAAGGGCGCCGTGCGCCCGTCGGAGCTGTACGAGGCCACGCGGTTCCTCTCCAAGAGCCAGCGCAACGACGCGCTCGAGGCCCTGCGCATCGAGGGCAAAGTCCAGCTTATTGTTGACAACACAGGTCAAGTCTACGTCGCAACCTGAGGGAAAGCCCCTGCGTCAACCTGATAGGCATAACGCACCATATATAATACTGATTTATTAACTCAACCTACTTATAGGGGGTGTGTGTGTGGGTGTGTGTGTATTATAATAAATATATGTTAACAGTCGGACATGAAAACCCGGAAAAGGGTATGGCCACCTTGATCTCGAAAACATTTTAGTCTGGAAACCATGCGTTATATTATGCTATGCGTTATATATGATTAAATTAGTTAGGCAATGGTGGCTAAAACATATCGCGCGCACGCGGCGGCAATCGTTCGCGCTGGCCCTGCGAGATTCCCATCTCTACGGCAACGGTTTCGTTGTCCGCCGGTGGCACGGTTACCGGAATGTGAACCCGCTCTCGGTTTATTTCGTCTCGTGCCCGCCCCCCGGCGGCGTTTCCGTGCAGAGAGGTTCCGCTCCGCCCGAAGACCAGTTTTGACGCTGTGCGGCCCGTTTTTTTGTTTACAACCGAACAGCGCGCGGCTAATCGGATTGCATGACCACATCCGCAATCGAGAAAGTCCCCTACACCCACGAGGAACTCTGCCGCCGGTTCGCCGCGTGGGCCGACCTCCCCACCCACAGCGACAAGTCCATCGTCGCCCGGCAGATCGCGTGGCATCAGTACTGCGACGCCAGGGACGGACTGCCCGAGGGCACCTCGGCCAGGCGCTATATCCTGGGATCGTCCGCGCGCTTGGACGACCGGCAGTTGGCGATGTTCCAATGATCAGGAACGCGGTTCTCGCGGGCCTCGTCGCGCTGATGATCACGAGCCTGATCGCGCTCGCGATCGCGGTCCTGTTTGCTCTTCTACATTGGGTGTTTAATTTATGAGCGATGAAAAACCTATCCTGATACCGGTTGTCTCTGCATGCTCCTCTGGCGGTCCAGATATCTTCGATTGGGGAAGCAGAGAATATTTAGAAGAAGTTTGCTCTAGGCAGTACACAGAAATAAAAGAGCTCGTGAGCAAGCTCCACGTGGCCACAGAGCGCGCCAAGCTCCTCACCGATTCCTTCCGGATACTGAACCAGCAGATCCCGCCATCCACGCCGGCGCTCGTGGTGGCCAGGGAAGCCCTTCGGACGTATTGCCTGGCCGAAGATTGTCCGGAGTGTGGCGGTGTGGACGGGACCAGGGCCAAAGAGGCCCTGAAACTCCTGGAGGAGATCTCCCCGTGAGAATTTTTATCCTGGTCCTGTCCGTCGTCCTCTGCACCTGCTCGGCGCCCAGGCAGCGCGTTCTGCCTGACACTCGCATGTTCAAGAAGTTCGACTGCAAGCGGAAGTCGCCCAGGTGCCAGGCGGTGAAGGAATGAAGACAAGAAGATGCAAGGTCTACTATTTTCAACTGACAAAACTGATTTATCTTCGAGCGGTTCTTTGGCCGGATAAGCGCATCACAGCGACGAAAGTGCGCATAGATAAAAACGGAGATGAGAGAACGTTGGAGATCTATCAATGACCCGCAGGCCTCTTGAGGCGGGAGATCGGGTGCGTGTCTACGATAACGACGGAGGGCACAGGGGCACCGTTCAATATTGGAATGGTGAATCTGTGTGGGTCAAATTTGATAGTGACGACCGACCTATTGGCGATCAGATGGTCGTCACCGGCGGCTTGAGACATCCCAAGCAATGCCGCCGGCTCGTTAAGCGCGAGAGGCGCAGAGTGTGGGTTGCATTAAACAAGCGCAACGAAATCATGAGTTACATGCGTATTCGACCGGCGGCGGACTGGCAGCCACAATATGAGTGCGTCGAGTTCGTCGAAGTCCCCAGGAGGCGCAAGTGACGCTGGATGAATTGAAAGCACTCGCTAAGAAGGCGACACCCGAATTAATGGACGAACGAACACAGCGATATCTTGAAGCGGTCGATCCGAAAACAGTCCTCGCTCTGATCGCCAGGGTTGAGGCGCTGAGCGATGCGCTTCGGGTATACGCGGAAATGGATGACTGGGGTTACGGCCACGATGTCGGTGGGGATTGTGATTACGGCGCCGCCGCTCAGCTAGCCCTCGCCGCCTACGGAAAAGAGAGGCCGCTATGACACACGCTGAAGCGCTGGAACGGGCGAAGGAAATACTGTTCGTCTGCCAAAAGCACGGGGAACGCATAGAGGCCGAGGTCGCTCGCGCCCTCGTGGAAAGCCACAACGAAGGCGTTGAGGAAAGCGCGAAGATCACATCGGGCAAACACTGGCGCGCTACCGCGATCATCCGTGCCCTGAAAGTCGAGGTGCCCAATGAGTGATAGGATGACGAAGGAACGGGAAGAGGAGATCCGGCGCGTTCATGAAGCTTCATGGCCGAAGGGATCGCTGAGCCTTCACGACTACACCGAATGGATGGATATCCACGATCTCCTCCGCGAACTCGACGCGACCAGGGCCGATCGGGAAACCTGGGGCAATGAATTCGCTGCGGTTTGCATGGCAAAGTCTGAGCGCACTGCTTGGATTAATTACGCCGCGGAGTTACGGGAAGCGCTTATGGGATGTTTTCATGCGGATTGGGAACTGGCGAAACGCGCCCTAGATCTCGCACCCCCAGGAGGTGCCCAGTGAGTGACAGGATGACTGATAAGCGGCTTGAGGAGATTCGGAAGACAAACGAGAATATCCCCCGTCAAATTGAAGTAGAACTCCTCGTCGAACTCGATGCTACCCGACGCGAGCGAGACCTCTGGCGCACCCACGCGATGGCGATGCGGGAGGCGCTGGAAGCGGTCATGAGTTTGATCGACGATCAATGGCTCGTTCGAAATACGGATTCTGATCACGCTCCCGATTGGGCCTTGAAACAAATTGATTCAGTTTTAAAACTAAAGCTCGCTGCGGATGCACTCGCCCTCGCGCCGCCGGAAGAAGGATTAAAATAATGTGTATGTGTACGCCGGAAATCAGAACACCGTGGTGCGGGAAGAATGGATGCGAGGTGCCTGGACTACCCGATGACGTAAATCTAGACCCGGTCCCCAAGAGCTTCGGAAACAATCTTAACGAGATTCTATCGGCGCTTGATATGACGCAGATTGCCCTCAGCAAACGGTCTGGGCTCACTCAAGCCTGCATTTCTCAAATCATCGCAGGAAAGCGCGAGCCCACGTTATCCACGATCATCAAGATTCTTGAAGTGGTCCCAGTTAGTTTTGAAAGGCTGGTACGCAAATGACCCCCACATTCGACGAGCAGGCGCGGGAGGCGGAGGAGTGTGGGGCGTGTAAAAGACCTGGGTTGAACCGCACGCATACTTGCGCAGCGTTCAACGCAGGCGCCGCTTGGGGCCGCGATCGCGGGCGTGAGGAGATGGCCGGACAGCTCGCATCCGCACGTGCTGCGATGAGAGAGGTGGTCGATGCTTGCCAGGGCATGACCCACACGAATGAGCGGCTATTCAAAGCCCTCGCCAAGCTCCGGCGCGAGTTGGGGGAAGTGTGACCGAAAAAGAAAACACACAGACCGTTGACGTCGATCTCTGCAGGGAAATGCTGGCCCGCATGATCACCCGCAACGAGCGGAACCCGATCATCCGGGCCGCCCACCGGCTCCGCTATCTCAAGAACGTGAGCGATCTAAGTGACAATCCTGACCGGCACCTGGCCGGGGCGATCAGCATCGTCGAGAGAAACGGGCCCACGTTCGAGGCCGGGCTTCAGATCGGAGCGTGCATGGTCCTGTGCGCGGTGGTAGGAACAGAGCACCGGGAAACGCTGGGCAGGATGCTCGCCGAGATCAAGCTCCAGCAGGACGGGGAAAAGGAAAAAGAGAAAAAATGATCTACACCATCACGTCCCACATCCCAAACCGGCACGACGCGACCGCATGGTACCGGGCCACGGGCCCCTTGGGTGCCCTGAGAAAAACGAACCGGGACCTCCTGATCCAGACCGTGTCCGAGTTTTCGGCGTCGACCGCGCTCCTCACCGACGTGGCGTTTTTCCAGCGACCATCGACGTCGCAGGAGCTCGAGGCCATGAGGATCTTCAAACGCCTCGGTGTTCCGGTCATAATTGATTACGACGATCTATTGTTTGACGTGCCTACCGATAACCCAGCCTACCGTAATTACATGAATAAAAGCACTCAAGAGGCCGTCGTAAGTTGCGTCCGAGAGGCCGACGCGGTGTTCGTGTCGACAAAAGAACTCAAGCGTTGCCTGCAGCTTCCCAAGGCGTGCCTAAACGACCGCGTCTACGTCGTGCCGAACGCGCTCGACGATATCCACCTCGTCCGAGGCGACCGGAAGAATCCCCCGGAGAAAAGAAACAAGACCGTCCTCTGGCGCGGGTCGCACTCGCACCAGCGCGACCTGGTCGAGCACGGCGGGGAGATCCTGACCGTCGCGAAACAGCACCGGGATTTCGCGTTCACGTTCGTCGGCTACAACCCCTGGTACCTCACCGAGCGCATGGGAAAAAACCAGGCCGTCGTGGCCGAGAGCATTCCGATCGGCGAGTTCATGGATTTCGTCTACGCCACCGCACCCGAGGTGGGGATCGTCCCGCTCCACCGGTCGCGGTTCAACCTGTGCAAGTCCAACATCGGCTGGCTCGAGATGAGCTGGGCCGGCGCGGTGTGCCTCGTGCCCGACTGGGAGGAATGGCGCGCCCCCGGCGCGGTCACCTACTGCAACGCGGGCGATTTTCAGTCCGGACTCCTGAGCCTGCTCGGCATGGAACCGGAACAGCGCGCGGAGCTGAACCGCATGTCCTGGAAGTGGATCTCAGAAAACCGCATGCTGTCCCAGGTCAATCCGCTCCGCGAGCAGGTGTTCATGGCCGCGATGGGCGAGGACGAGTGGCCGGAGGGCGGCGGTCCGATCCCGGAGTTCTACAAAGCCGAGACCGAAGAAAAAGGCATGGAGCTCGGATGAAAATAGATTGGGAAAAAAAAATTCTGCCTCGTCTTGAAAGGTCAATTAGGCGCGCCCTACTTTGGGGCGGGCCGCACTCGGCCAGCGATTGCAGGGACCGGGTTACCCGCGTTCTTCGCCACGCCGTGTGGATCGGGTGGATCTGGTGAAACCAAAACTAACCCTTAAACAGGTGAGACAGATCCGCGTGTCGTGCAACAGCGGCAAATGGCTCGCCCTCACGTTCGGCGTCCACGAGTCGACCATATCGAGAATTAGGAAAGGCAAGACGTGGAACAACGAAAAGGTGGGCGGGATTTGTCCGGGGAAAGTAGCCGAGTGCGAAAGTAAGTTGGATGCGAGCTGAGGGCTTTTACCCAGTGCCAACCTAGCCCCTTTCTGAATCGACAGAAGGTCCACCGCTTATGAGCTATAAATATTCCTTCGAGATCCACGGGCTCCCCAAGATGGCCAACGGCGGGCAAGGAAACTGGAAGGCCGACCACGGCAGGAAAAAGCGCTGGAAAAAGATGGTCGGCGAATTCCTCATGGGGATGACGCCCAAGCGCCCGCTTGACCGTGTCCGGGTGGTTTTTACCAGATTCTCCTCGGTCGAGCCTGACGACGATGGTCTCGTGCACGGATTCAAGCCCATCCGCGACGCGCTCGTGCAGTGGGGCGTGGTCGTCGACGACAAGCGCAAGAACCTCGCCGCCGAATACCGCTGGGAAAAAGCCCCGCCGAAGCACGGCAAGGTGAGGGTTGAAATCGAGGAGCTTCCGGTCGATACTGTTACCTCAGGGAGCGGCAGCAACCTTCGAAATGAGTAGCGCAGGCAGTTACCGCTCCCTGAACCATTTTTTTAGACGGAGGCAGCCATGGCGCGCACCTGGAAACTCGACAAGGCACAGTACGGCGACGATGGCCTGGTCTCCCTCTACCGCGGCGATGACTGGTCGCTCAAGGGCACGCTCGTCGACCGCGTGAACGGATACGAGACGCTGGTCGACGCGTCGGTGCTCGGGGTCACGGGTTATTTCCCGTCCGCAACCGGGGGCCCGGATCTCCCCGCGATGGCCGCGACCGGCATGTGCGGGATAGTGATCGTCACCATGCCAGCCGCGTCCACCCCGCTGGTTCAGGTCAGCACCGGCGGAGAGGGCGTCTACCTCGTGACCCAGAGCGGATCCCTCGTTCGCACCGTGCCCACCGACGACGATTCGGTTGTCGTCCTAGACAGGGGATTCCCGACCGGTTGACATCGTTTGTAAAACAGGTTGTATTACACGGATGAGACTTTCATCCGTTCACGACTCTTTACAGCGCGCGGCATTAAGAACCCAGTCCGATAACAACGACGGGATGATCACCGTCCGGATCGACGAGGAGCTCAAGGTCCAGGTGACCCTGCTCTGCGATCAGACCGGCACGAGCGTCTCCGAGTTCCTGCGGCAGTGCTGCCGCGACCTCATCGGCGACTACGTGAGCTGAGGCGGCCTTGGCCGACACAAGGGCCCGGTTCAAACCCTTCCCGAGGATAAAAGACTGGAAGGGAGGAAAGGGCAACCAGCAGCGGCCGTACAACTACGAGGCCGTCCGGGAGATGTACCTGGACGGGCCCGACTACGACTGGCCGGCGTTCTGCAACCGAAACGGATTCAACCAGGCGCACAGGATTATCAACCGCCTGGATTTCTCGGGGTGGAAGCGCGACTGGCTCAAGAGGCACGCGCAACTACAAGACGAGGATCTGGCGCCCGAGGCGCTCGCGATCCGCAAGCTGGTCGCCGGCAGGAGGATGGATTTCGTCCGCGATTGGGTCAAGCGCACCCAGTACATGAAGGTCCTCCTCGACGCAACGCTCATGGCCCACGGCGAGGCCCTGCAGCACGACGAGCGAAACAAGGGACTGATCGCCCACGGGGATATCGACCCGAAGTTCAAGATGACCGCGGACGATCTCTCTACCCTAGCCACTGCGGCGTCGCGGATCCAGGAGATCGAAACCAAGGCGCTGCTCATTGTTTCCGAGGTCAAAAAGAACGGCTCTGATCCAGATGCGGATTCCACCGGCGAGGACAACCGGCCGGAGATTCTGATCACCACCTTGGGGCAGTCCGGTGTGAGCGCCGGCGACAGCGTGAAGCTCCTGGCGGCATGGTTCGACCAGAAGCCGGAGGCCGCAGCCGTCACGGTCTCGGCCGAGGAGGATCTGCCCGATGCAGGCGATACGTCTTGACCTGGCTCCGTGGCAGCACGCGGCGCTCTCGTCCCCGTTCCAGCACACGGCGTTCTTCGGCGGCGTGGCGACCGGAAAGACAAGAACTCTCGCCGCGTTCGACATCCGCATGCTCGTGGACCGACCGGAGATCCCCGGGTTTATCGGGGCCAACAACTACGACCAGCTCAACCAGGCCACGCTCAAGGAGCTTTTTTTCTGGCTCGAGGACCACGGCTTCGACTACGTGATCCACAGGAAACCGCCCGCAGAGTGGGGAAGGCCCTCGCTCCATCTCCCGCGCTACCACAACGTCCTATCGGTCCGCGTTGGGAACCGACGCGTGGCCTGCGCGTTCACGCGCGTTTTGTCCGATGCCGATGCCCTGCGAGGCATCCAGTTCGGGTGGTACACGCTCGACGAGACGCGGGACACCCCGAAGGATTCCCACGACGTCATCCTCTCTCGCATGCGGCGGTACCCCGATCCCAAGGGGCTGATCGGATCCACGACCAACGGGGAGGATTGGGGGCACCAGCGTTTCGCGATGGCGAAGCAGGGCCAGAGGCTCTACGGATCCCTCCACGTGCCGACCACCGAGAGCGTCCGCCACGGGATCGTGTCCCAGGGATACTTAGACACGATGCTCGCGTCCTATTCGGAGCTCATGGCGCAGCAGGAAATCTACGCCATGCATGTGAACGTTGGCGCCGGCAGAGCCTACTATTCGTTCGGAGAGTGGAACCGCATGCGCCGTGCTCCCTGGGGCGCCGATTATCCAGACCAGGATTTGCCGCTGATCGTCGGGTGCGACTTCAACTTTGATCCGGCCCCGCACATTTGGATGGTGGGGCAGATCTCTCCGGCAGGCGATTCCATTCACTGGTTCGGGGAGATCGCCCGCACGCGCGCGTCCACCCCCGAGATGGCCATGGTTCTTCTCCACCAATATCCCGGGTACACCTACCGGATTTTCGGCGACCGGTCCGGCGCCAGGGCGACGACCTCGAACGCGGGGCGGCACGACTACGCGCAGATCAACGAGATCCTGGCCACCGCCGGGGCCACCTATTCGATCGACTCCGACCAGGGAAACAACCCGCTCGTCAGGAACCGGGTGGAGAACATGAACCGGTTGGGCAGGGACGCGCGCGGCGTGACGCGCCAGACCTATAACCCGTCGACCTGTCCGCACTTCGATTCCGACGTGAAGATGGTCGGGTGGAAACTGACCACTAGAAAAGGCCAGGGCGCGCTCGAAGACGGCGGAAACAAAAAGCTCACGCACGCGTCGGACGGAGCCGGTTATGCGGTGTGGAAACTGTTCCCGTACGGGTTCAGAACGGAGCTGGTAACTCCCACTTCCAGCTATGCCTCTTCTCTGCTACGGTCCGAGCAATGAGGGAAGGAATTCTAGTCATGAAAGATAGGAATTACACGGGCGGATTGGTGATCACGAGGAAGCCTGGCGAGGCTTTCTATATCAAGGTCAAGGACGTCAAAGGGGACATCGAGATCCGGGTGGACGTCCGGGAGGTGAACGGCAGGCAGGTGCGTGTCGGGATCCTGGCCGACGCAGAGCTCGTCGAGATCAAGAGGGACGAAATTTACCGAAAGGGACAGCATTGAAGGTCCTTGTCACCGGGTACGCCGGGTTTATCGGATCGAACCTGACGAGGATGCTGCTGCGCGATCTGCCGTCGGATTCGGAAGTCCTCGGGCTCGACGCGTACACCTACGCCGCCAGGGAAAAATGGGTTTTCGAGGCCCTGCCAGACGAACCGTCGCCCAGGTTCATGGCGACCAAGGTTGACCTTAGGAGCGCGGATACCGTCCGCGCGGTGGTCCGGGAATGGATGCCTGATCAGGTTTACCACCTGGCCGCCGAGAGCCACGTGTGCCGGTCGATCGAGGGTCCGCGCGCGTTCGCTGAGACCAATTTCATGGGAACGTTCAACCTACTGGACGCCCTGCGGGGAAACGGATTCAAGGGCAGGTTTCTCCACGTCTCGACCGACGAGGCGTTCGGAGAACTCCGGTCGGGCGACGAGCCGTTCGACGAGTTGACAGCCGTCAGGCCGAGGTCTCCCTACGCCGCTTCAAAGGCGGCATCCGATCTCATGGTCCAGGCGTTCTGCCAGACCTACGGGATCGACGCGGTGATCACCCGGAGCACCAACAATTTCGGACCGAACCAGCACTCAGAAAAACTTATCCCGAGGACGATCCAGCGCCTGATGGCCGGGAAACCCATGACCCTGCACGGGGACGGCACGCACAGGCGCGACTGGATCTGGGTCGACGACCACTGCCTGGCGCTCGCGTCGGTGATGCGCGCGGGATTGTCCGGGAACCTCTACTGCGTCGGTTCCGGGCTAGAGCTATCAAACCGAGACGTGGTCACGCGAGTGGCCGACGCGCTCCGAGACGAGCTCGATTGGGAGGGAGAGCTTAAGCTCGAGTTCACAGGCGACAGGCCCACGGACGACGAGCGGTATGCCGTGTGCACCGACAAGATCAAACAGCTTGGGTGGGGAGTGGATTCCGGCCCGGCGTATTTCAGGGACAGGCTGCGCAAGACCGTGCGGTGGTATTCCGAGCGGGGTTTCGAATGAGGTGGCAGCCGTTCGAGGAGATCGAGGGCTGCGGTCTTTTGGAGCTGGATCCCAAGTTCGACGACCGCGGTTATTTCATGGAGATGTTCAACAAGCGGAGTTTCGCGCAAGACGGTATCCCGCTGCCTTGGGGTTTCGCCCAGGAAAATCTCTCGTGGTCAAACGCCGGAGTCCTCAGGGGATTCCATATCCAGCGGAACAGACCGCAGGGGAAACTGATCACCTGCCTATCCGGCAGGATCATGGACGTGTGCCTGGACCTGCGGCCGACGAGCCCGACCTATCTCAAGATGACCCGGGTCATCCTTGACCACCAGAAACCCCAGTCGTTCTGGTGCCCCCCGGGAACCGCGCACGCTTTTCTTTCATTCCAGGAATCCTGCGTGCACTATCTCTGCTCGACCGTTTATGACGCGGAAAGCGACAGCGGGGTGAACGCATCGTCCCCGGAAGTTCAGTTCGTCTGGCCCCCCGGAGAATACATTCAGTCGGACAAGGACAAGTCGCTCCCGATGCTGATGGACTTCATTGCCGGGGCCCCCCGCCTCGGATAGGATGGCACTATGGCGTTCAACGTGAAGGATCTCCTGGACGAAAACAACTACCAGTCCCCGTACCAGGACAACGACGAGTTCAACGAGATGCTCTACGCCAGGCACGTGGAGATCGAGACACTCGAGGACTTGACCCAGCAGCGCGGCACGCCCATCCCGGCGCTTTTCAACCAGTTCTACAAGTTCATCCAGAACCCGAGCGGCGTCTCGGTCGAGACGTTCAAGCGCATGGTGGACACCGACGACACCACGGGATCCGGCGTGGATTTTCTGACCACCTGCCTTGCCGCCCGGCTCGGCCGGTACGTTCACAAAAACCCCGAGATCACGCAGCACGTCAACAAGGCTTTGGCCGCGGTCGACGGCGGGTTCGCGGCGAACCTCAAGGAGATTTTCTCAGCCGCGTGGGCCGGATTTTACGTGGGGGAAAAGGTCTATGCGAACGATCCGAACCTGGGTTTCATCCCTAAAAAAATCGCACCGCTCCCTCCTTCGACCATCCTCTTCGAAACGGAGCGGACGGGGGAGATCACGGCGGACGGGATCCTACAGTACCAGAGAAATTTTAATCCTTATCTTCTGGGCCGTGGCGTTGGCTATTTTGGAGGCACGGTGTCCGTGGGGTTGGGTTTTGCCACCTCCAACAACGACCGCCCCGACGTCTTCGCCAAGCTGGGGGACCTACCGTTCCCGCTGAGAACCGCGAACAGCTTCAATTATCTTTCGATCCGGATCCCGCGCGAGAAGTGCATCCACTACGCGTTCGACGCGCAGGGAAAATTCAGAAACCCCTACGGCAGATCCCTCCTCAGGCGCTGCTATAAATATTACGTCATGAAAGACGCGATCCTCCAGATGATGGCCGTGGCTCTGGACAGAAAGGGAACCGCCCTCACGATCGTCTACTACGATCCGAACGCGCCGATCTACGATCCGAGCAGAGTTCCAAATGGACAGACCGCGGTGGGGAACGCCAAGGCCGCCATCCATCCGGGTGAAGCGGCGAAGCTCGCCATGAAAAACGTCCACAACGATTCGGTTATTTATCTCCCAGGAAAGAAAGACGAGATCTACGGCGTGGATTTCATGCCGCAGTCTCCGAACACCGGGGATTTCATCGCCGCGCTGGATTTCTGCAACAAGTCGATCATGCGGGCGCTTCTGATTCCTGCCTTGATATTCGGAGACGGAGCAGGCGGATACGCTCTGGGAGAGGTCCATCAGAAAACGTTTGAGAAGGTCTTAGACGGCGTCAACGCCGGGGCGGAGGATGTGCTCCTCAAGCAGTGGGTGCACGACATCCTCGTCCTCAATTTCCCGAGAAGCATGTGGGAGAAAGACGGACTGGGTTCGTTCTCCAAGCGCGAGATGACCCAGGACGAAGTCCAGAAAATCATGGAAGTCTACGACAAGGGAATCGCCAACGGGATCATCGACCAGGGCGACGTCAACGATCTCAACAAAATGCGCGATTCGATCGGGTTCGACGAGCTGGACCATCCGATCCAGCGCCAGGGTTTTTCAGTCGACGGAGAACCGGAAACGCCTGAAGAAGAAAAACCGGCTCAGGATCAGGAAACGGAAAAGGAATGAACGCGCTCGTCTTCCTACTTTTCTCAGCCTGCGCATGGGCTCAGCAGACCGCGCAGGTGGACAGGGGTTCCGGAACCACCTACGTCAACACCCAGATGACCAACGTCCAGTCGATGACCGCCCTCGGGATGAACGCGTCCGGGGATGTGAAGCCCATCCTGATCGACGACAACGGGAATCTTTTCATCACCAACGCCATCTCTTCCCCCCTCCACGTCGTCGACGACACCCTGATCGCCGATTTCGACGCGTGGAAAATTTGGGCGGACGTGAACCTGTCGACCAGGGCATCCGCGGTTAACCAGACGAACGGCTCGCAGCTCACACAGATCGTGCAGGGCGGCCTGGCATCGTCGGTCAAGGTTATCTCCGTCGGACCAGTGGGGAGCGACAACGGGCTCGTGGCTAACGCAGTTATCTACGGCCTCACGACCGGCGGCGGCGGCGGTTACGTCGAGGTCAAGGTCAACCCGTCCGGATCGCTCGTCGCCGATGTCAGCGGATCAACAGTGTCAGCCACACAGGGGACTTCCCCGTGGGTCTCAAACGTCTCTCAGTTCGGTGGGTCGAACGTTGTGACTGGAACCGGCGCGTCGGGAGCGGGCATCCCTCGCGTGACAGTCTCTAACGATTCCAATATTCTCGCCACGCAGAGCGGCGGCTGGACGGTGACGGCTAACGCTGGGACGAACCTCAACACGTCGTTGCTCCAGTTAGACACCACCGGAGCAAAGCTCAACAACGCGCAGGGATCGACGACGTCGGGACAGACCGGGCCACTGGTACAGGGCGCGGTCACGACCGCTGCGCCGACCTACGTGACTGCGCAGACCAGCCCGTTGTCCATGACCACTTCCGGCGGTTTGCGCACGGACACCTCCACCATTGCCGGCACCACGACGGTCACCGCCGGAGTAGCTGGTCTCCAGGCCGTTGGAGGAAACGCCGCGAGCAGCTCGGCCGATTCAGGAAATCCTGTTAAAGTCGGGCACGTTTATAATTCAACGCTCCCTACGCCAGCGAGCGGAAACCGAGTCGATGCCCAGGCGAACGCCTTCGGAGAGCTCGCGACTAGGTCCAGAAACAAGTTCCTGAACATTGTCGGTAACGTGACAACGACGGTGAAGAGCGGAGCTGGCGTTCTCCACAACATCTGTTTCAACAATGGCGCTAATTCGACCATCCTGACGATCTACGACAACACCGCCGCGTCCGGGACTAAAATTGGAACCCCCGCTATATTGGGGATCAATACCAATGTTCTGAGATGCCTCCAATACGACCTCGAGTTCTCGACCGGACTCACGATCGTGGCGGCCGGATCGACAGCGAACGACATCACGGTGACCTACCAATGAGGAGGATCAAGTGCTACTAGCGTGCTCGTCCTCGGTTGCGGTGACGGTCATCGGCGGCGGAACAGGAACGCTAACGGTCAAAGTACCCGGAACGTTTGTCACCCTAAACCCGGCAGACCCAACGTTCTCCGGCAGGAGGCTCGCGCTGGCGGCCCTGTTTTTCGGATCTCCTAGTAGCGGCGACAGCATCACCGCGCTCCAGGTTGTCGACACCGACGGAAAAGTCCCCATTGGACAGCGGGGGCTGTTTCCGAACTATCCGATCCTCCAATCCTTGATCGACTCGGGCGTCGCTGGCGGGAACCAGCAGGTCTTTATCCCCACCACCAAGCCCGTCGAACTAGTGGCATCAGGGAGCCGTTCTTCAATAGCATCGGAGCTATACATCTCGATCGTTTTTCAAAAGGCCGTGGCCTCAGCCGACACGGCATACGCGAATTTTGTATGGGACGACGGAACTTAAAGGGGGAATATTTATGTCTCTTTTGAAATCAAAAATTATGAGGCACCTGTCCGAGAACGGGCCGGCCACGATCCACGACACCGCAGCGGCGCTGTCGAGAGACCTGGGGTTAGACCAGCTTCTCGTCGAGGAAGCGATGTGCGACATGATCGACCACTCGCAGCTCAAGAGAATGGCCGGACCCGAGGGCGTGGCCCCCGGGAAAATCGACGGGAAATACGCGCCGTACAACCAGAAGCGCATGGACGACAGCGGTATCTCCCCTAAGAGCGGGACCTTCGAGGATCCGCCTGCGTGGCGCCGGGATATCAAGGGACCGATCGGAGTCTGAGATGCTCCAGCTATCCCGCGAGGACTGCGTCAGGCTCAAGAACTCCGCTGACGTGGCTCAGAGGATCGAGGACAAATGGGTCAGGAAATTTGAGGATGCCATTTCCTCGGCCGCGGCGCGGTCGGTGGAACCGCTTTCCGTCGGTAAAAGCCCCGTGGTCCCCGATTTCGAGAACCTGCTGATCCGCCATTACTTCGAGACCCAGATCGCCGCTCTGACGCTTGCGGAAAAAGAGCGGGAGCTCGACCGGAGGCAGCGGCTGTCGGCCAAGCCAAAAACCCTATCCGAGATCATGCGGCTCTACGACCGGTGGAAGAAGAAATATTGGAAGCCAAAGTCGGTCGCTAAAAAAGCCGAGAGGATCCGGAGGCAATATCTGGACGCCGTGCAGAGGGCGTGGAAGAAATACTCCCGTCCCTTTCGGGAGGGAGAGGAGTTCACCCAAGAGGAAGTGAAGGCCAAAATCCAGGAGGCGGCCAAGGCCCCGGCTGCGCGCGCGGGAACGATCGTTCGGACAGAGACCACCCGGTATTACAACGACGCTAGAAAAGCGTATTACGACGCGTCGACGGACGTTACCCACTACCTGTTTATCGCCATCAGGGACAAGGCCACGACTAAGTGGTGCACCGCATCGACAACTGGCGGAAAACGCGGGAGATCCGGGCTGGTCTATTCCAAGGACGACCCGTTGCTCCAGAAGGAAAAACCTCCCTGCCACTGGAACTGCCGGTCAGAGCTTCTCCCGCTCGTCCCCCACAACCCTTCGCACCGGAAAATAATCGAGGACTCGTCGCGCGCGAGAAGGAGCCACTCCTGCTATCCGTTGCCTGTCGGATGGAACCAATAAAAGGCATTGTGCGCGGAAGTTCTCCCGGATAGGATCAGAATCATGTCGAGGACCATGTCTCAAGTCTCGCGTGATATTCGCCTTGCGGGCGTTCAGATGCCGGGTCGTCACGCCGACGAGGGCAAATGGAACGACGCCAAGGACGCGGCCCACAAGCAGTACCCGGAGATTTCCGAGGACAACGAGCGTTTCTGGAAGATCGTAGAGACGATTTATCAGAACATGGGTGGCACTTGAAAGTACGCCTCGAGGCAGCCGGATACTTCAACGACGAAGGTAAGGACATCACCGACAGCGTGTTCGAGCGCCCCGTGATGCTCGTCTACACCGGATCGTTTGAATCCATGGACGGCCCGGTCACGATCAGCGACGACCATATCAGGCTCCTTCATGACACCCATAATTCCACCTTTTCAAAAATCAAGCGCATGGCCACGGGCGACGTTCCCATGCGGGACTGCCCGCCGCTCCAGCTCGACCATTCTTCCTCTGCCCAGCACACGATCGGGAGGCTCGTAGGCCCCCTGTCGATGGGCAACATCGAGATCGGCGGAGAAACGCGACTCGCCCTGTTCGGAACATCCAGGTTCCTCGGGAAAGAAAACGTCGAGAAGGCGAAGGACGGACGGTGGACCCACGTCTCGATCGGCGCGGATCTCGAAAGCGGAAAGCTCAACGAGCTTTCGGTTACCCCTTTCCCAGCTGCGGGAAACGCGAGCCTGCTTTCTAAATTTAGTTCTGGAGAGCACAAGGGAATCGCCTACGAGGTTCAAAGGACCCCGGACGGAAACCACGCGATCGTGGTCGAGGGGAAGATCGTCAAGACCCATCCGGGAACTGAGGAAGAGGTTCGGCGGGAAGCCGAGAAGTACATCGACGAGCAAGCCGCGCGCATGACCGCCGGCGGAGGAGAAACAATGGAAACGAAGGAACAGATCAAGGCGCGCCATCTCACCGAGAAGGAGCATCTCGCCGGGCAGCACACCGAGGAGCTCAAGACCCACAAGCTCGAGGAAGTGAAGGGAAAACACGATGAGGCTCTCCGGAAACTTTCCGAAAAGCACGCGGAGGAGATGAAGCGCCTCGGGTTCGACAAGGAACCGCCGCAGCACGACGAGGAATCCGAGCGCGAGGCCGAGAAACTCGCCGCCAAGACGAAATTCATCACCCTGGCAAAGGGGCTCAAAACCGGATCCACCAAACTCCGGTCCGATCTCCGGATCGCCACCGTCGGCGCTAAGCTCTCCAAGCTCCGGTCGCTGGGCAAGCTCACCCCGGCTGAGATCAAGAAAATCGACCTCTCCAAATTCGGCAGCATGTCCGACGCGGAGGTGGACGCGTCTCTCGCGAGCTACGACGCGCTCGAACCCCGGGTCATGTTTGGAACGATGACCGGGACGACCAAGGCCGAGGCGGTTTCAAAGGTCCAGCAGAAGTACCGCCTGGCCAGGATGGAACTCGAGAGCCGGATGAACATGCCTTCCAAGCGCAAGGAAGCCGAGAAGGCGATGTCCAGGCTCATGGACGAGGAACGCCGGGAGCTGGCCGAGGTTGGACAGCCGAACGAGGCGGATCCGACCAAGGGCATGCTCTCGAAGCATCCGTCGTACGAGGAAATGAGCAAGATGCTCGACGAAGGCAAACACGAGGAACTCAGGGGCCATTTGAAACGCATGCACGATTACATGGCCCACGCAGGCGAACACCTCACGGCAGAAGGAGACGACCAGCGGATGTCGGCCCTTGCCAAAACACAATCCGCGCTTCAGAATCAATTCGACGAGCTTGTTGCCCTGGCCTCCCCCGCCCTGGGCGTCAATTCGGACGAGATCTAACGGGAGGCTCCAATGGCAAAGTCGGCAATCGACGCAGAATTCAAAAATAGTATCTTTCGGAAAGATTTTCCGATGGTCATCGCGCTTCGGCGCGACCTGGCGCAGCTCTCGCCGGTACGTCTGAAATCAGACGGTAACGATTACATCGCGGGCCAGGTGCTGGCCAGGAAAGTATCCGACGGCGAGTTTTATCGTTGGAGCGCGGTTTCTGGTCTGGCGGCTTCAGCCGTCGACACCAACTGCGTTCTGTTCGAAACCGTCATCACGTCGAACTTCGACTCCACGGTGACCGGCGGAACGCTCGCAAGGGCGCTCATGTCGGCGTACGTCTACAAATCGAAGCTGATTGACTATGTTGCAGGTTCTTCCCTTGGCAGCGGCGCCAAGGAGCAGACCGACGCGACCGGCATCACGGTCGTGAAATTCTAAGGGGGAGCCATGGCTAACGAATTTTTCACAAACGAATACACCTCGGTCATTCAGAAACTGGTCAAGGAAGTCGTCAACGACCCCTCGACCTACCTGGGATCGAAATACATTCCTTCCGTGGCTCTGCCCGTCGACCGGGTTCGAGTCGAGGTCGTGGAAGCCTCCGGCGGCCTGACCCAAGAGCACGGCGTCGGCACGGATGTGAAATACATCCAGTCCTTCGGAACCCGCGTTCAGGAGTTCGCTCCGCCCGCGTGGAAGGAAGCCATCCACTATGACGAGAAGAAGATCCTGCACCTGCGTCAGATCGGCCAGAACGATCCGAGCAAGCGCGGAATCCGTCAGTACATCGACCTGGACATCGACCGGCTGAACCGCCGGCTCGAAGCCCGAATCGAGAAGCTGCGCTGGGATTCGATTTTCACCGGCTCGTTCACCTATCTGGGTGACACGTTCTCCTACGGAATCCCGTCGGCGAACACGGCCTTGCCGCTCGGAGCGAACTGGTCCCTCGACCAGATCAACCCGAACAACTCGGCCAACCCGATCGCCGATATCCGGTATTGGACCTCGGGCGGATTGGCCCAGTTCAGGAAATACCGCATCAAGCGGATGGTCCTGAACCCGAACACGGCACGGTGGATCCTTGAAAACACGAACACCAAGGCCTACCTGAGCTCCATCGGCGCCAACCCGAATATCTCGGAATGGACGCTGCCGAAGCTCATTGCCTTCCTGATCCCCGGCGGACCGGAAGTGGTGATCTATGATTCGTGGTTCCAGAACGAGACGATT